TTCTTGAAGTATTAAAAGAAAATCATTTTGTTGAAACCCCAGTTGACGTAAAGACATTTGTCCAGTCACCTGACTATCTTGGTCAACCGCTTTTATCTGATATTCAATACGAAATTGTTGAAGCAATGAGCCAGATCTATCGCAAAGAAGACGTGATGGACATCATGGGAGATGTTGAAGGAACTAAACACTTTAATAAATACACCAAAAATGAACTAATTCTGCAACTTGGCAAGGGATCTGGAAAAGACTTTATCTCAACAGTAGCCTGTGCATATGTAGTATATAAACTATTATGTCTTAAAGACCCTGCAATTTATTATGGCAAGCCTGCAGGAGATGCTATTGATATTATTAACGTTGCTGTTAACGCACAGCAGGCAAAGAACGTTTTCTTTAAAGGATTTAAAACAAAGATTGAAAAGTCACCTTGGTTTGCTGGAAAGTATAATGCAAAGGCTGACTCAATTGAGTTTGATAAAGCGATTACTGTTTATTCTGGACACTCAGAAAGAGAATCTCATGAGGGTTTGAACTTACTTATGGCAGTACTTGATGAGATTTCTGGTTTTGCAAGTGAGGTTGTATCTGGAAATGAACAAGGAAAGACTGCTGATAATATCTATAAAGCATTTCGTGGTTCAGTAGACTCTCGTTTCCCAGACCTGGGTAAGGTTGTTTTGCTTTCATTCCCACGATATCAGGGTGACTTTATTTCTCAACGATATGAATCAGTAATTGCAGAAAAAGAAACTATTGAAAGAACACATACATTCATTATGAACGAAGATTTACCCCACGAAGATCCAGGTAATCAATTTCAAATCTCGTGGGATGAAGATAATATTCTTCAATACAAAATTCCAAGGGTATATGCATTTAAAAGACCTACATGGGAAGTAAACCCAACCCGTAAGATAGAAGACTTTAAACTAGCATTCTATACAGATCTTGGTGATGCAATGATGCGTTTTGCTTGTATGCCGACCTACTCATCTGACGCTTTCTTTAAGCAGATTGATAAGGTTGAGAAGTGTATGAACACTAGAAACCCCCTTGATTCATTTAGAAGGTTTGACGAAACTTTTGTACCAGATCCAGATAAGACATATTATATTCATGCTGACCTTGCACAAAAACACGATAAATGTGCGGTAGCAATTGCTCACGTAGACAAGTGGGTAAATATCCAGGTAATTAAAGACTACGAACAAGTAGCACCAATTGTAGTAGTAGATGCAGTTGCATGGTGGGAACCAAGAGCAGAGGGTCCTGTAAATCTATCTGAAGTTAAGCAGTGGATTATGAATCTACGCAGACAAGGTTTTAATATTGGCATGGTTTCTTTTGACCGTTGGCAATCATTTGATATCCAAAATGAGTTGCAGGCTGTTGGAATTAGGACTGAGACAGTATCTGTTGCCAAGAAGCACTACGAAGATCTGGCTATGATGATTTATGAAGAGCGTGTTTCTATTCCAAGAATACCTATCCTATTAGAAGAAATGTCAGAACTTAAAATTATGAAGGGTAATCGTGTAGATCACCCCCGCAAAAAATCTAAAGACCTTGCAGATGCCGTAACTGGTGCGGTATTTGGAGCAATATCACATACACCAAAGAATAATAATACAGAAATAGAAGTCCATACTTGGTCTACTTCAGCACGACTTGCGGAGAAAGACAGGGGTATGGTAGAATTAGATAATCGGAAAATGCCTGACGATGTTAGGGATTTTTTGGATGGTTTTAATTTAATTTAATATTCTGGTCATTGGACTAGATAAACTAACAAGGAGAAAGAATGAATTCATTTAAGAAACTCGCTCTTGCCATGGTTGCAGCCATGACTTTGGGCACAATGGTAGCAACGCCTGCAAACGCTGCTGTAATGACAGTCGCTGTAGATCTTGCTGGAACGCCTAACACAACGGCTTCTGCAATTGCTACGCCTGCTTCATTGCCAGTGCCTGCAGACAACTCAGTTGATGCTGCTGATGCACTAAAGTTCGTAACAACAGTTGACACAGGAACAGCAGTTACTGTAGTAGCAACAAACGCAACAATCGTGTCTGCACTACACACATCTGCTGCACCAGTAGGAGCAACGTCAGGAACATCATCTTTGACAATTGCAACTGGTACAGGAACAACAGCAACATTTTATGTCTACACAAAGACTACTGCAATTGGTACAGTAACTGTTACTAATCAGGGAACTACATTTACATACTACGTACAAGGAACTGCTGGCAAGATTAATAATCTAGCAGTCTCTGCTCCATCATCAGGTGCTGCAGGAACAAAGCAGGACATCTTGGTTACAGCAACAGACGTATTTGGAAACAAGGTTTCTGCTAAGTCACTTACTGCAACCGTGTTTGCTGCAACAGCAACACTTGATTCAGCAACAGCAACAACTGGTGCTACACTTTCAGATTTTGGAGTTGCAAAGTTTACAGCAACACTTCCAGCAACTGGAACACGTTCACTAATTATGTTTGCTCCAACAACATCTTCTGATGCTTCATCTGCAGACGTAGTTGGTCTAACTGCTCGTACACTTGCACCATTTGCAGAAATCACAGTTCGTGATCTAGTATCAGAACTTGCTGCACAGACTACTGCTAAGGATGCAGCACTTGCTGCTAAGGCAATTTCAGATGCTGCAGTCGTAAAGGCTGCTGCAGATGCTGCTGCTGCTAAGGTTGCTTCAGATGCTGCACTTGCAGCAGAGAAGGCTGCTTCTGCAACTGCACTGGCTGCTGAGAAGGCTGCTTCTGCTAAGGCACTTGCTGATGCAAAGACTGCTTCAGATGCAGTTGTCCTTGCTAAGGATGCAACTATCGCTAAGTTAACAGCAGATAATGCTGCTGCACTTAAGTCAATCAAGGATGCTTTCAATGCACTTGCTAAGAAGTGGAATGCAAAGAATCCAAAGGCCAAGGTTACTTACGTTAAGTAATTAGTCCAACAACTAGGGGAGCCATTAATTTGGCTCCCTTTTTTGTTATATTACTATGTCTAACTGAATAATTTGATATAATAGGCAAGAGGAGAGTCCACCACTTGAATAAACTCTTGCGTATATCTACGGTTATTTTACTTGCTTTTGGATGGTTATTTATTGCTCCAACAGAGGCTAATTCAGACGACCCACTAACTATTGCAGCCCAAGAAATACAAGAACTTAACAATAGCATAGATGACCTTGGCTACAAGGATGAATTTATATCCTTAATCCAAGAGGCAGAAGACAAGTATGAACTTGCAGTATCTGCAAAAGAAACTCAGACCCAAACCTCTGACCTATATGATGACTCTCTTGACGCAGAAACCACGGCACTTGAAGAAAAAGACTTAGCCCAATCAGCAGTAGACGGACAAACAGTAACAGTAGCCACTGCTTTAGACAATAAAAATGATGCCTACGATGCACTTGGAGTAGCAAACATCAATCTGTCAAACGCTCAGCAAGCATTAGACAGTGCTGGTTCTGCTGGTCTGGAATATGATGTTTATAGTTTAATTAGGGTTGATGGCCTTGCAGCCACAGATGAATTCTTATGTAGTGGAACACTAAATGGAAACTATATGACTCGCCCAGTTTGTGGTAATAGATATGAAAACTTTATAGTTAAATTTACTGGACAGATAACTGTACCATCATGGTTTACACAAACTTATTTTGCAGGATACACAGATGATGGGTTTAAAATGTATATTGATGGGGCATTAGTTATTAATAACTGGGTTGAGCAGGGAGCAACTTGGAGTGCATACTCTCCAGTATATGATGTAACAAGTGACAAGGTTTTTGATGTAGAAATTTGGTGGTACAACGGCGGAGGAGTAGGTTCCTATCATCTTGGCTGGGCTATCCCTGGAGGATGGACTGGTGCAGGTTGTGACTATGCTGGCAACCCAAGAGTATGGGGACAAGACTTTAGTTGCAATCTTAATACATTTTCTCATGGATCTGGAGCAACTCAAGAACAAACAAACGCCTACAACAACGCACTTGCTGCAAAGAACTCAGCACAAGATGTATATAATGACAAACTAAATGTTTATAATCAAGCAGTTTCAACATTAAATGGTTACAATCAAACACTAACTAACAAAACAAATGAATATAACAACTCAGTTTTAAATGTTGCAACGGCATTGCAAAATAAAAATAATGCTGAAGACGCATACGAGCAAGCAATTAATAATGTTAACAGTGCAATTGATGACGCATGGCGTTACTATGATGAACAATCACAAAGAGAAATTCAGTCTGCTATTGCTCAAGCAGCAGCCAACGCTGCAGCCAATCAGCCTACTCCAGAACCAAGTCCTGAGCCAACTGCTGAAGAGCCACCTACTCCTGAGCCAAGTCCAGAACCAACTGCTGAGGAACCACCAACTCCAGAACCAAGCCCTGAACCTACAGCAGAAGAGCCTCCTACACCAGAGCCTTCTCCAGAGCCTACAGTAGACCCTACAGACCAGCCTGAACCTGAACCTACCCCAGAGGAACCACCAACCCCAGAACCTTCTCCAGAACCAACTGAAGAGCCTGCTCCAGAACCATCTCCAGAACCTGGACCAGAACCAAAGCCAGAAGAGAACCCCTGGAATGAACCAGATGTAGAAATTACTGATGAGGTATTAGCAGCACTTGTTCCTGAAAAAGGAACTGGAACATCAGAAGATTTATCTGGAGTTATTGCAAACCTTACAAGCAAGGATAACAAGTTAGTTATTCTTTCCCCTGAGCAAATAACAGCAGTAAGTCAAACACTCAAAGCATTGACACAAGAAGCAAAGCAAGAGGTTGCAGAAGACCTGGGTATCAAGCCTTCAGAAGTTGCACAGATTGCTGAGCAGATGAAGTCTAACCCAGCACTT